CGATTTCATCGTCTATCACGGCCTGACGATCATCGTCAGCGGTTGCCATCTCCCTCTCAAGCTCCCTGATCTCGCACTCCTTGTCTGCGATGATTCGTAGCGTTGTGTTGCGGTCGTCTGTGTCGTGGATCATTTGATTACCTCCACCTTGATTTCGATTGGCTCCTGCCTCCGTGAGAACAGGTCTTTGTACATTTCAAATACCATCACATCGCTGGCCTCGACGTTCCTGCGTGGGGTCTCCACGGATAGAACACGAGTCCTGAATGGGACGGCTTCGTTGCATGGTACTGGAACATCGTATGCTCCAGCGGTTCCGACCATTGCCGCAACTGCGGCGGCATATGACATGGCGTTGTAGTATTGTGTGTCTTTCATTTGATGAAGCGGAGGTTGTTCCGCTTGAGACAATCCTTTCAGATTTTTTATTCCACGCAAGATTTTTTTTTCAAAAAATTTCATCTCCTCTTCAGCCGCATGGATACTTGATCCGCAGTCATGTCAACAAAAAAATTCCCCCCAACACCTGCTGACAATCAGGCATTGAGGGGATTCTTATCGGGAGTGGTTCAACCCCCACTACCGCTTAAAATGGGATGTCTTCGTCCCTGTCCTTCGGGGCGAAGCCGTTGCTCTTGTCTTTGTTGTGTGAGTCAAGCCCTTTCTTGAAAGGCTCCTTGATTGATCCAGAGATGAACGAGCCGCCCCGCTTGTCCACCTTGTTCCATGCGCTCATCTCCCACTCCTTGCCGTCAATGGTGATGGTGCCATTCCAGTTCGGAGCCTTGGGGTTGACGTTGTCTTTTGTGAAGAGGACAAACCTCTTTTCGTTATCGTATTGCATTGTGTTTTATTTTATTTGTTACTTCTCGTCAAAGCGCATATAGCTTTCACGAAAGGCTAGAGGAATGCTAGCACGACCGCAAGCTCGTGCAAGCTTTATGTTCAGGTACCAGTTACCCTGATCGTCACGTTCGATGACCAGAAATAGATCGCAGTCATGTTCGATTGCCCTTGACTCACGGCTGGCACCCTCCGCATTGAGTTGCGTCAAGGCGATGATGGTAATGCCTAGCTCCTTGGCTAGTTGCTTGAGCGTTCTGGAGGCCTCTGCAACTTGCCGCTCCCTGCTGTCCTTGCGGTCGGTAGGGGAAAGCAACTGAATGTAATCCACGACGATGATGCGTGTTTTATGAACGGCACACATACGACGCATTGCGGCTCGCAGTTGAAGAGGATTCACATCTCCCTCATCCCGAATGTAGATTGGCAGAAGGGAGGCTTGATGAGCGGCCCTACCAATGTTGCCGATGTCGTGCGCTGTTGGAGCCTTGGATAGAACGCTCACATCGACTCCTCCGTAGGAGGAAACGAAACGATCAAACAACTCGCCGCTACTCATCTCAAGGCTGATAAAGCCAACAGGATGTCCAGCATTAGCGGCACGGGTAGCCATATTGACTGCCATGCTGGTCTTGCCTCCCTTGGTTGCCGCCCCGATAACGATCAGTTGCCCCTCCCTGAATCCACCCGTCAAATCGTCAAGCGGCTTGAAGCCAGTAGTGACTCCAATCAGCTTCCCCTTGTTTTTATAAATCTCCTCATAGGCAGAGATTCGTGCAAGAGCAACTTCCTTCAGCGACTCAATCCTTCCCTTGCTCTCTGCATCGGCGGCTACTGCAACCAATGCTTTCTGGACAACCTCGCTCAATTCTCCTGCCTCGGCTGGATTCTGTGCGGAAGCGATGATCCGTTCTGCGGCACTAACGGCAAGTCTCCTCGTGTGGTTCTGGCGCAGGATCTCTAGGTACTCACGCCAGTTGCTCGTCACGGCTGGCGACATGAAGCACTCGGTAATGAATGCCGCCCCGCCAGAAAGCTCAAGCGTTCCGGCGTTCGACATCAAGTCAGTTAGCGTGACCAGATCGCAATCCTTGCCTTCCTTCCAAAGCTCCAAGGCAGACTCAAAGATCCGCTTGTGAGCAGGGTGATGGAATAGCTTTGGCGATGCGTAATCAGCCGCCTCGTTGAGAATGCTGATGTTCTGAATGGCGCAGGACAGGAATGCCCTCTCTGCGTCTAGGTTGGATGGGATTGTCATGCGTATTTTTCCCCTGTTTTCAACAAGTAAAAGAAATGGCTAGATACCTTGCGAATGATTTCATCAACTTCCTCGTCAGAGTATTGATCGAATCCATCGCAATGCAGAATGAATTCCTCTCTCTGCCACTCCAAGAATGATGCGATCATGTTAAGCTCAAGTGCGGTGAATGGTTTTGGCTTCTTCATTTCTTCTTCCTCCCCCTTGGCTTTGGCTCAGGCTTGGCGGCTTGCATGGCCCAGTAAAGATCAACCTGCTTCTGGAAGACAAGCCATTCTTTTGACAGATCGTCCTTCCATACCACTTCAAAGTCCCCCTCCTCCTGCTTGCCGATGCGGACGATGGCGTGAGACTTGATCTGGTTGGTTTTGCAAGGGCATGGTTCACCCATCGCCACATACTCCGCAACTGGCTGGTTGCAGTTCCAGAGTTGTGCATACCCTGCACATTGCCGCCAGTACGACTCGCTGATCTTCTTGCTGGTCTTGAAGTCTATCAAGACATGATGACCATTATCTTTATGGGCGATCAGATCAATCGTGCCTCCGTAGCGATGCTCTTCGTTCACAAGCTGGATCTCCGTGGCGACCTTCTCTAGGCTCTGCTCGTCCCACCAATCGACGAACTTGTTGTAGCACATAAGAGCCTTGTCAATGTCTTCCTGCTCGTAATCGGAAAGATCGGCAACTTGGTTGTTCAAGAAGCATTCGATCAAGAAGTGTGCGATAGTTCCAATGTCAGCGGCCTTGTCCCTCTCCTTGCGATAGTCCTTACCCTCCCTGCCAAGGTTCCATGCCCAATGGATCAATGCCCCTGCATCGTCTCCAATTTTACATATAGTGCTACCCCCTGCAACTTGGGTGCCATCGGCTAGATGGTATTTTTGATGAGGCGCATTACGCACCAGTTTTGTTTTTTCCATGCCCTACCGATAGTCAGCCTCAATCTCATGGTCAAGCGCATATTTTTCCCACTCCTCAGAATTTTGCTCTTGACTTCCAGAGGCATCACCAATGCCGTTTTGAGACACAAAGAGTTCAGCCAGCAAAGCAAGGGCATCGGCTCTGTCTGGGGAGTTCCCCTTCGTGCGCTTCTTCAAATCCTTCTTGCTCTCAAGCAATGTGCGTTCGTTTTTGAGGCTATAAATACGAGCGCAAAGCTCTCTTGCTGTCTGATCATCAAGCCCCCTCAACCTACCGCCCATCACAATCACCTTGATCTGCCCCCAAAGTTGCGTCACCCGATTGGCGTAGACTTGCTTTGCAGGACGATTGTCTTCCACGGATATTGGCGCATCAGTAGCCGCTCCTCCGAAGCTCACTCGCACAAACCCAGACTGCCACCTCTGAGAGATGATGTCGGCAATGCCAGCACCAGCACCAGTTGCGTCAAGAGCAAAGTCTTCTGGCTTCACCCCCCTTGCCTTCAATTCATTGATCGTCTGGTCTGCCACTTGGTAGAACAGCGGATAGTTGGGATCGTCTTGCAAGTTGAGACGTACTGTGTCGGTGAGAAGCATGGTCAGGTTTCCGTCATCAGCCTTACCCACCTTGGCAAAGCGCAGGATGCAATCATCGCCTTCCGTGGTGAACGCTGGGTCAAGCCCTGCGATGGTCTTCACTCCACCACCCTGCCAGATCACTCCCTCCCTTGCCTGACCGTCCGTAATCATTGCGGAATCAAGCATCGTGTTCCTTGCTCCCGAACGAGACCACATCCCTCTGCAATAGCTGTTCCACTCAAGGCTCCCCTCTCCGAAGTTTTTCTTGATGGTGTCAATGTTCTCCTGACCAAATAGGTATGGGTAGATGAGCCTTCCAGCCTTGACGTTCGGTGACTTGAGGCCATCAAACCTCACGCATACACCAGACTTCGTTTCCCAATGCTCGTCACCATCCTGAATGCTTCCCCAGCCCATGCGAGGCTCGCAGAACAATCCATGCGGATCGAACATGGAAGAGGCGTTGGCAA